GCTCACGATGTTATTTTAAATTACAAAGTTTATGAAGAGTTGAAGCGAGAGAGTAAGGGGTTCACATCAGAAAGTGTGAATCTTGAAACAGATGTTTATAAAATTGTAACCGAACAGCGGGATCATGGGTTCTTATTAAATGAAGACCTAGCTCGTACATTACTTACAGAATTTTTAAATCAACTTACTAAAGCTGAGACTGAAGTACATAAAACTTTTAAACCTAAAATTATTGAACGAATTATTTATCCTCAACATACGAAAGACGGCGTACTAAAAAAATTAGGTATTGATAAAGAAAATCAACAAGCCAGACTAACCGATGAAGAATATAATAATTTTAAAAATTGTAACTTATCACAGACTATACGAACTACTGAAGAAGAATTTAATCTTGGTTCCCGCAAACAAATAGGTCAATATTTACAAGAATTTGGGTGGAAGCCAAAAGATTTTACTCCTACCGGACAACCAAAAGTAGATGAAAAAGTTTTAGGTACTGTAAAAAATATACCGGAGGCAGCACTTATAGCTAGATATTTAATGCTTCAGAAACGTATTGCACAAGTTCAATCTTGGCTTTCATTTTTAGATGGTAAGCGAGTACACGGATCAGTTATATCAAACGGTACTATTACCGGCAGGATGTCCCATCGAGATCCAAACATGGCTCAAATTCCTAGTTTATTATTACCGTATGGTAAAGAATGTAGGTCTTGTTGGACAGTACCTAGAGGTTATAAACTTGTTGGCGTCGATGCCAGCGGTCTTGAACTACGAATGCTCGCACATTATTTACATGATAAGGAGTTTATTAATGATATTCTCAACGGAGACATACACACAGCTAATCAAATTAGGGCAGGATTGCAATCAAGAACTCAGGCAAAGACTTTTATCTATGCCTTCTTATACGGAGCCGGAGATGAAAAAATTGGAAGTGTGGTTGGCGGAAACAAGGCTAAAGGTAAAAGAATTAAGCAATCTTTCCTTGATAATCTTCCATCACTTAGATCTCTTAGACATAGAATTACAAGAAAGGCTGACGAAAATGGATTCATCAAAGCATTAGATGGTCGAAAAATATTTATACGAAGTTCTCACGCAGCACTTAATTCTTTGCTACAGGGTGCAGGGGCTATCGTTATGAAGCGAGCTTTGATAATATTAGATCAGGCTATAAAAAATAATGGTATTGACGCGCACTGTGTAGCGAATGTACATGACGAATGGCAAATTGAAACGTGGCATGAAGATGTTGATAGACTTGGAGAACTAGCAATAAATGCTATTAGATCTGCTGGTGATTATTATAAACTTAAATGTCCGCTGGATGCACAATATAAAGTAGGAGAAAATTGGAGTGAAACGCACTGAATCTACTAGTAGGAAGGGAGACTTAGCAGAGTATTATGCTGTGACTTGGCTCTGGGATCATGGTTATGAAGTATTCCAAAACTCAGGTTGCAGCGGGCCTATTGATATGATTGCTATGGATAGTAAGGGAGAAATTATTTTAATAGATGTAAAAACGGCGCGGTTAAAAGACCCAAAATTAAATGACCCGTCTTTCACCAACGGCGTTAAAAGTAACC